CGAGAAGAGGTACAAGATTTGTTTTTGACGACTATTTTGTGTATGACATAGAGATCATAGGTAAAGCTTTAAAATATTGGGGTTTTGAAGTCTTAGATCAAGGCGATAACAAAATTATGTTACAGAGGATAGAATAATGGACATTGATACTATTTCACTTGTTCAGAAAAAAATAAAATTAGAAATCGAGAAACTAAAATCATACGCTATATATAGTGTTGACACCATGGAGAAGCTACAATATATTAGGGGTCAAATCAGATCTTTAGAGGATCTGCAACAGAGTCTTAAAGACCTGCTGTCAACAACGGAGTATGAAGATGAAGTCCACGGAGACACCGAAACGGACTGAAGCTCTTCTCGATGCCTACAAGGCAAAAGATGAAGTAGAAACAGTCCTTGATCCAAAAGCGATCGACAAATCAACATTAGATAAACTACCAACACCAACCGGTTATAGAATTTTAGTTCTGCCTTTTGCAGGGCCTAAAAAAACTAAGGGTGGTCTTTGGTTATCTGATGCTACACAAGAAACAATACAAATGACTACAGTATGTGGTCTAGTATTAAAAATGGGAGATCTTTGTTATCACGATAAAGAGAAATTTCCTAAAGGGCCTTGGTGCAAACTAAATGAATGGATAATTTTTAGTAGGTACGCAGGTTCAAGATTCAAAATAGACGGAGGAGAAGTAAGAGTTTTAAATGATGATGAAGTCATTTCAACTATAAGCGACCCCAACGATATTTTGCACCATTACTAGGAGGACTAAATGGCAGACATACAAGAAAAAAATCCATCAGTGGAATTAGATACAGATGGTGTTAACGACCAAACAATAGAAGTAGAAACTCCAAAAGAATCGGGTTCTGAATTTGAAAAAAAAGAAGAAGTTGATTTAGGATACACGGATGTTTCTGGTGGTAAAACTGCAAAAGAACTTTTACAAGAAACAAAAGAAACAGAAGCAGAAGAACCAAAAGTAGAACCTAAATTTGAACAAGCAGAAGAAAAAGAAGAAGAATCGGGTCTTCAAGATTATTCTGACAAGGTTCAAAAACGAATAAAAAAATTAACCTTTCAAGCTAAAGAAGCTGAACGTAGAGAAAGAGCGGCAGTTGAATATGCAAAAGGTTTGAAAAGTAAGTATGAAAGTGCTGAGAAGAAATTCGAAGAAACTGATACTAACTATCTTAAAGAATATAATGCAAGAATTGATTCAGAAAGAGATAAAGCAAAATCTGAATTAAAAGTTGCTTTAGATTCTCAAGATGCAGAATTAATTATGGAAGCTCAAGATAAGCTTACAAAATTAGCTGTAGAAAAAGAAAAAGTTTCGATAACTCTTGGTGAAAAAGAGTCTAGAAAAAAAGAAATAGAATCACAACCTGCTGAAGAACAAAATCAGCCACAACCACAAATAAGCACTAGAGCTCAAGAATGGGCTACAGAAAATGAATGGTTTGGGTCTGATAGAGTATTAACTTCTGCTGCTATGGGAATACATGAAGACCTGCTGCAGGAGGGAATTGACGCGGAGAGTGATGTCTATTATAATCAAATCAACAAACGTATGAAGGAGTATTTCCCTCAGAAATTTGCCGAATCTTCTACTGAAGAAACAACAAAAGCTGCACCCGTCCAAAACGTAGCTTCTGTTAGCAGAAGATCAGGTGGACGCAAGTCTGTGAAACTCACCAAATCACAGGTAGTTATCGCTAAGAAATTAGGGGTGCCGCTAGAGGAATACGCAAAATACGTGAAGGAAGGAGCCTAATATGGAAACTATTAAAAAAACTTCACGCGAGTCTGAATCTAGAACTAAACTTTCTAGAAAGAAAGATTGGACTCCACCATCCAGTTTGGATGCGCCAGCTGCACCGCAAGGATATGCACACAGATGGATAAGAACTTCGACTAACGGTTTTGAAGATGCAGGTAATGTATCTAAGAAATTAAGAGAAGGTTGGGAATTCGTAAAAGCCGAAACTATTTTAAGTGAGATCGGTGAACATGATTACCCTGTTATTCATGAAGGAAAACATGCTGGTTTAATCGGAATTGGTGGCCTTGTGTTGGCAAGGATAC